TTTTTTCCCAGTATTTTGGAATTAAAAGGTCAATTTTGTTTTGACCTAATTAACTTTCTGCTAACTTAGCAAAGTAACTTAGTGGATCTTCCTCTTCCTCATTGGTAGGGGTAGAATTCACAGTGTCAACTGCTTTGCTTTCCTGATAAGAAGTCTCTAACTTTTTAAGAACCTCCTCTTCAGTTACCTTTTGTGTTTCTTGAGTGGCATAGTTATCATACTCAGTTTCCTGTGCTACTTGTAACTTTGCTTTTGCTCCTAACACATAATCTAAACGAGTCTTTAACTCATCATATGTTTTGAACTGATCATTAGCAGTAAATGCAGTTAGTGAAAACTCTTTCTTCCACACTGCCTCTAGTGCATCATCATCTTCCAACAATGGATTAGGAGAATCAAACTCTGACTTATCATAATTCCAGAAACCATCTTTCTTTACAATCTTCAACTTGAAATTAGCACCTGCCCATAAGTCAAATGGGTTGATTGGTGTCTCATCTTCAAACTCAGGTTGCATCACATCCATGATCTTATCAAAGATCTTCTTCCCATACTTATAGAGAAATACTCTACCCTCATTCTGAGGATTTGAAGGATCTTTAACAACATATATGTTGCTATAGTAAGATAACTTACGCTTCTGTTTTCTTACAACATCTTTATCTGTCTCATTACCACTATTCCATAGTGTCCTGTTAAGATCACCAACAGGATCTTTCTGTCCTATTGTGGTAAGTGAGTTCTCAATATACCATCCACCTGGTCCTTGGAATGCATGAGAAAATAGTTTCACCCATGGAAGTTCTTCTCCATCTGGTGCTGGTAGAAATCTGATAACAGCATAACCATTACCACTCTTATCAACCTCTGGTTTCCAGAGACGATCATCTACATTTCCACCACCTGCATTGTTCATTTTCTCAACTTCTTTAACTAGTCTATTAGTTAGAGAACCCAAAGAACTCTGCTTTTTAAGGTCTTTAAAACCCATTTTGTTTACCTCGTATTTTTTGTATTTGGCTTGTTTGTACTCTGTTATTGTAATATAGATCTAAGACTTGTCAAGTGATTGTCTCATTTTTTTGATTGTCTCACTTAATTGTGAAAACATTAATGATAAATCACCATCAGATTGAAACCCAAACATTTCAGCACTTTCCATAACATTTTTTTTCATCTCCTTCGCTTTTGGGTCATTAGATAAACTTAATCTCTTATAGAAAATTTGCTGTTTGCCTATCAGTTCTTCAAGACATTCAATATGTTCTATCTTATCCTTATCATTCATATTAGGAAACGTAAAAACATTTGAGTAGACTTTGTTTTGCAAAATCTCAATGTCTTTCATTTCTTGTTGAACAATTTCAGAGTCTAGAAAATTCATTGTGAAACAATATCTTTTAGAATTTTTTTATAACGGAATACATCTATATTTAGGAAAGGAGTGTACTTCCTTATCTTCATACTCACCATTCCCCAAACAGGATCATGCTTTGATATTTGTTTATCAAAGTTAGATCTGTACCCTAATATTCTATCATAAATTACCATACTTTCCAAGCTTGTGTCACCTCTTAAATAACTTTTTAATATAGGAGGATGACCTTTTGAGCAATCAAATATATCATCTACTTTTTGATTATCAAAGAGTTTATGAGACTCCTCTGTAAATGTATATGTTAATGATTGTATTCTCTTCTTCCAATCTGTATATGTTTTATCTCCATTCTTAATTATATTTGGCATATAAACTGTAGAGGGATCTTCATCTGTTGCAAAGTTTGCAATGAAAAAATCTTGTATCTCCTGATCATTATATTTCCTTGACATTCTTTCAAAGAATTGTCTGTCTCTTCTTTTATAAAATCCTTGTACAGTTAACTTAGATAATTTATTTCCATATCTTGCATAGTCATACTTCTCTCTTATGAAGTGTGACTTCATACCTATAAATGTTTTGTAGGTTTCAAAGGGGTTCACTTTCAGCATCATCCATCAGTTCAAGTTCTTCAACCTGATCTACAGTGACCTCTTGATCTGCTATGCGATACCAATGTTGTGGTATACCCAAAGCATCAGGTCTCTTTCCTAAGTACTCAAACTCATCACATTGGTTTTCACGCAACCATGCTTGAAGTCTGTAGTGCATTAATTCAGATCTAGTTGGCATTATAAAGGAAGTTTAGCATGTGATGTTCTCTTAAGCAAGTTTAATTCCATTGCTTCACCTTTCAACTTTTCTTTCAAAGGTTTTGTAATTAATTTAGGAACTGATTCCACATCTATATTATTTTTCTCACAGAAATGCACTATGGCATCAACATAACTCATGCCATCTTTTTCATGAGCAAGAGTTTCTATTTCTTCTGTAAATCTTTTAGCACAATAGAATTTATTTTCTATTAACTTCTCAAGATTTTTACCATCAGGTTTTGCCATATTCCTGTAATTTGAAAGTAACAAACTCTCTAATGTATTCAGAGAGTAATTTAATGTATTTCTTTTTATTGTACTCTTCATAGACTACACATTCTCCATTTTCACAAGACATTAAGATTACAAATTTTTTCACTGGTATGTTTGTTAGTTCATACAACATACAAGCATATGCAGCACACTGAACAAAGTAATGATCTATCCACTTGCGTGGTTTTGGTTTCTTGGAAGATTTAAAATCAATGATAGCAAGTTCACCATTATACTCAGCAATACAATCAACAGTTCCTGCAATGCCTAACTGTAAACTATACATTGACTTTTCTAATCCATAGATATTATCAATCAAATCCAACTTTGGTTTTGATTGTTTGAAAAGATAATCTGATAAGGGTTGTACTTGTGGTAACTCTTCATTCTTCAAATAATACTCAGTAAGAGTATGCATATCAGTTCCACGACTTGTAGCAGCCTTGGTAACTTTATCTGCTTGTTCATTACCAACTCTTGCTCTCCATTCACGAAAGATTTCTCTATTGATCCAACTAGTGATAGATGTGATTGATACTAATTTAGTGTCACCAGGCACATCATAATATCTGACTCCATCAATAGTTTCTTTCTTTAAAGAAGGAAGATCTATATCTACATGATTAAACATTAAAGTTCTATTCCAAGTTCAAGTTTAGAAATGATATACTCTTTGACTAGACCACTTCTGCAGATATCATCTGCACCAAACTCTATTATATCAAAAGATGGCATATTACGCAAGATGCTTAAGAAATCAACAATACCATTTCTCTCATTCTGTTTCACTAAATCTGTTTGAGTTGCATCTCCACAGAACATAATTTTAGAATCTTGACCTACCCTTGTGATCATAGAATCTAACTCATGAAAATTAAGATTTTGAAATTCATCTACAATAATAATTGCTCTATCAAAAGTAGTTCCTCTGATAAAAGATGTGCTCCAAAAATCAATAGTATCTTGTGCTTTTAAGTTTCCATATAACATGTCAAATGATGCATCATCTGGCATTTGGAACATAAACTTTACCATATGTTTATATGGTATCTGATAGAGATATGATTTATCATCATGATCACCAGGCAAGAATCCTATTTCACGTGTAGCAACTAATGATCTAACAATGTAGATCTTATCATATGGAGTTTTATTATCAAGAACTTCCATCAATGCATTGTACAATGTGATAAAAGTTTTACCTGTACCTGCACAACCATAAGCAACTAAGTTCTTATCTTCTTTGTAAGAATCAAAAAACTTTTGCTGATTATCTGTGAGAGGTTCAATCTTTTTAATATAATCAAGATTGATTGGTTTTTTTCTTTTCATGACTCTATTACTCATTCCAAAAGGAACTGGATTAGTTCCTATACCTGAGGATGGTTTTTTTCTTGCCATATTAAATAGTTTTTATTTTAGAACCTGGTGCCTTTGATGCTTTATGTAATACATCATTCCAACCTGGATACTTAGTCTTCAACTTATCTGTCCACTCACCAACTTCTCCAACACCTGCACAACCTTGTGACCAATCTCTATCCCAATCTGGATTGTCTTTTCTCCACTGCTCATAATTTGTCATTGTCATTGAGACAGTTTTAGTTTCACCTGTCTTTAGATTCTTCAAAGGGTATGTTGGCATAATTGTTTAATAATGTTAAGTTATTTATGACCACTCCATTGCTTCAGCAATGGTAGGGAAAGTTTTTATGAAAATAGACTTGCATTCATTGGCAATATCCATGTGTTCCTTTTGTGTTCCATTTGCAGATCTAAGTTCAATATAATGAATCCAAGAACGCACAGAACCTGACATATAGATTCTAGTGGGAGTGCAAAGTGGTAGAACCATTCTAGCACATTCTTTTGCAATTCCCTCTTGAATCATTTGATTATACAATGATTGTGCAGAACTGAAAAGAGTTATCATCTGTGCTTCCAACTTTTGCTTTACAAAAGGATCAACATCATCAATTGAGTTCTGTCTATTCTTAGTATCCTGTCTTCTCAAATCAGGTAATTGTATTTTACCAAGCTCATTACTTTGAGCATATCTTTGAGAAAACTCTTGAAAAGTAAATGATCTATGTCTTAAAATCTGAGCAGCAATTGCTCTTGTTGTTTCAATCTCAAGAGTCATATATGCTTGTTCAAAGATTGACCAATGATGATGTTTAATACAGTATCTTAATAAACCTGCATAGTTATCATTATCTTGATTGTTTGGATTACTAACACGAGCACAGTATGCCATCTGCTTTTCAGCATCAGGTGTTACTGATATCAACTTTATCTGGTTTTCCTTCATTTTGTTTTTTAATTATTTTAGCATATAAAACATCTTCTTTGGTGTAATACTCAGGATGTTTCTTTGCTAGTTTGATTAATCTTTTTGCTGTTTTTCTAGTTCCCATGTTTTGTGTGAAAAGTATGTCTCAAAATAATCTACAATGCCATTGGATATTTTGTTCTTAAGAGTCCACTCTTCTGCACATTCGTAAATATCCCTGAGTGAGTATTTAGACTCAGAGGTTATTTCAAATTTATTTAACAAGATTTTAAGGCATTTCTGTCTTAACTTTAATCTCTCATTTGAATATTTTTCTTCAGTCTGCATATCCATCATCATCCTCAAATACCTCCTCATAATCTGATATTGGTGCAGATGCAACATAAGATTTTGCATCTGAATAAACCTCTGACTCAAGTTCATTGAGTATGTTTTTTAGGTCAAACAATAAAACCTTTAGCTTACCCTTGTCCATGGCTTTATTTTTATTTATCAGTATAGCATAAAAAAAGGAGGGTAACAACCCTCCTCTTGACCTAGCTGCAAGGTGATGCCTTGCTCCTAACTTTAAGACCACGATACATTAGATCATGTCTGTCACGCTTAGTTGCTTCTTCAACAACCATTGCGTTGTATTCTTCAGTGTCGTATTCAACACCGCGATAAGTGACTTTTGCCATTGGTTTTTCCTCAGTAGTAGGGTGAGTAACCCGTTCCTTCAGTCAACATTTGCGTCTCCTAAGAGATGAACGAAATCCGTTCCGTGTCGGCTTACTTGCGTCCTTTGTTAAGGATGAACGATGTGTTTATTCTAACACATTCATACTATATATGCAAGTTATTCTGTAACATGTGATACAGTTTTTACTTGAGTG